CTCAGCGTCAAATACGCGCCGAAGTATGAGGACACCGTACAGGAGGCCCTTGCCATGCTCCGCACGGTCGGCATGGTCACAGTTTTCTAATCCTCCGGCGCCCACCTCTCGCGCCGTCCCCATAGAGCCCGCCGGGGGGCATGTACCCCGGCACAATGCCAATCCGCCCGCATCACAGCGGGCTTTCTTTTACCCAAAGGAGAAAGAGCCATGAGCAGCCCTCTCGACATGCGAACCATGAACAACGGCGGCGTGGTCGAAGCCGTCAACATCGCGCTTGCCAAGGTCGCGGACAACATCGCGGACGTGAACACGCCGCCGGACAAGCCCCGTACCGTCACCCTCAAGATCACCTTCAAGCCCGACGAGAGCCGGACGCTGATCGCATCCAAGGCGGTCGTGACGACCAACCTCCAGCCGCAGGAACCGCAGACCATCCCGGTCGTGCTCGACAAGCTCGACGGCGCGCCCATGCTGTTCGAGTCCTTCACCGACAACCGCCCCGACCAGTACCGTTTTGACGGCACGTCCCCTACGGAACTCAGGGGCAATGGCAGCGTGACCGTGAACGTCACCCCGTTCAAGAAGGCTGAGGAACATCCCATCAACCAGTAACAAAAGGAAAAAATCACATGGAAATCAACCGTATTGAAGCTGACAGGCACCTCATCGGCGTAGGCCGGGAACTCGAATCCCTTGACGGCAAGGCCAAGGCTACGCTTCCCGTTCATGTCACGGAAGACGGGTTGCGGTTCTACAAGCGTGACCCGGAAGGGGAATGGCAACGCCTCCATGACGCGGAACAGGACACGCTCAACGTGGGCACCTTGCAGGCCGTGGTGGATTACCTCAACCAGAACCCCGACGGGCTGGAACTCGACAAGCTCCTTGTCCACGTCTGCGATGTGACGACCGTGAGGGTTATGTCCGTCCCCTTCGGGGGCTGGAAACAGCGCACCACGTACATGCGGGCCGACGCCGTCATCCCTGCCCACCGTTTTGGAAGCTGGACCTCTCCCGACGAGTTCGTCCCCTATCTCCAGTCCTGCTTTGTCCCCTCGGACGATCTCGATGCACTCATCAAGATCAGCGGCAATATCGTGGACACCTCGGAAGTCCGCGTACAGGACGACGGCGTGTCGCAGGAAGTGTCCATCCGGCAGGGCGCGGCACGCAAGGCCGAAGTTCCCGTACCGTCCCCTGCGGTCGTCTTCCCGTTCAGCACCTTTGCGGAAGTCGCGCAGCCAGCGCACAAGGTCGTGTTCAGGCTCCAGTCTAGCCCGCTGGCCTGCAAGCTCATCGAGTGCGACGGCGGCGCGTGGAAGCTGGAAGCCATCGCCAACATCCGCACATGGCTGCTTGAAAACCTGCCTGAAGGCGTGAAGGTCATCGCGTAGCACCCCACGCCCCCGGTTTGGCTTCATCAGACCGGGGGCTTCACAGGAGAACTTGCCATGCCTTTCCAAGACGCCTATGAGCGGATACTTCAGTCCACGGGCCTGCGCACGCAAACGGATATCGCCGCTATGCTCGGTGTGAAGCAGAGTAGTATTTCGGATGCGAAACGGCGCAACCACATCCCCGATTCTTGGATCTTGACGCTTTTCAATAAGAAAGGCCTCAATCCCTCGTGGATCCGCACCGGCGAAGGCCCGCAGTATGTGGCGGGAACGGATACACCCCCGACGCCTGTTTTGTCGGAACAGCAGGCGGCAGAGAGCCTTGAGCCGATACTCCGGGCGGCCCTGCTCGGCGTGGTTCCCGAGCTTGCCGACCAGCTCAGGCAAAAGATGAACCCATAACCTCAACACGCATCACACGGAACGGTAATGAACGACGCTGAAATCATGGAACTCGTTGATGAGGTCAGAAGGTGCGAACGCGCCGTGCAACAGGCGAAGAACGCTCTTGAAGTAGCCAAACGTGACGCCGCCGTCGCCGCCTGCCCATATAAGGAAGGCGACATCGTATCCGGATGGGATCGCGACGGCACCAGTCCGGCAAAGGTCGACAAAATCCTGTTCGTCCCCTCCTACCCCTACTACGACCTGCGCGTGCTTCCCATCACGGAAGGGGCAAACCATCCCGACGGCACAGGTACGCCTACAACGTGCTGGATGTAACACCATACGAAGGCGACGAATGACCCCAAACGAAAGGCGGCTCATACTGATGTGGGTCGCCTTTCGTTTGGGTGTTGTGGGCAATTGGTCCTGGAAGGGGGTGATGCCGATGAAGTGTCTAGGCGTCCGACCAGATACTTCTAAGCCGCCTACACGGCGGATAACAAGCCCCCCTAGCTTGACGCCGGAAGTCAGTCCTTCTAAGCCGCCTACACGGCGGATAACCCTATGGATAGAGGAAAAGCTGGCCTCGAAGTCTTCTAAGCCGCCTACACGGCGGATAACGAGTAGAGCCAGCCCCAGAACAGCCCCGCCGTCTTCTAAGCCGCCTACACGGCGGATAACGCGGAGCCTCCATTTCCAGCCGGGGTACGGCGCTTCTAAGCCGCCTACACGGCGGATAACTAGAGGCTTTTACAAAAGTATCTCTGCTTTTCAGTAGGTTACACCTGAAAAGACTTCAGAAACTTCGCTTTTCCTCTCTATTTGTAACTACCTTATTCTCAATCTCTTTTTTAGACAACTTTTTTATGAAGCCAAAGGAAGCCCCTCACTAATGTCCGGGGCTTTCCCTTTTTCTGGAGAAACGACATGCGAAGACCCATCAACCCCGTAATCCCGTACCCCCACGAGGCCATCCAGCACATCCGCTGTGTTCTGGCCCTGTCCATGATCACCGTGGCGCTATCCCTCCTTAAGCCCGAAATGCTTCCTCAGCTTGGAGACCTTGGAAAGCAGGTCGAGAAGGTCGACCGCTGGATCGAACGGTGTAGCGATGGTGCCCAGCGCAGGTTGTCTTCCGGCGCAAAGCGAGACCTCGATAGGAGATTCCATATACTGGCGGAACATGTCGATTCACCGGAGGCTTTTATACCCACGCACTCGCCTCGTCCCAACGTCGTGCAGCAGTAGCCCTGTCCGCTTGCACCAATTGGGTGCAAAATGGTGCGGAAAATGACACTTAAAAACAATATTATTAATAAATTATGCCAATAAAATCCTTTTCATAAAAAAGGGGGATCCTTTCGAGGCTGCCCTTTTTTGTATAGAAAGAAAACCTCCCGCTAGGCGGGAGGTTCCGAAAAGCTTACAGCTTTGCATATGTTATAAAAACTCCTTTTGATTTGTTAGTAAAGCTTGCGGTCTGGCAACTGCAAGCGGCAACAAATCAAAAGGAGGTCACAATGAGTGACGTTCAAAGTTTGGCCCACACAAAATGGAACTGCAAATACCATGTGGTATTTGCCCCCAAATATCGCAGACAGGTTTTCTATGGGGAAAAGAAGCGTGGGATCGGCGAGATATTGCGCAGGCTTTGTGAATGGAAAGGAGTGACAATTCTCGAAGCGGAATGCTGCCCGGATCATGTACATATGCTGCTGGAGATACCGCCCAAGATGAGCGTGTCTGGATTTATGGGGTATCTGAAGGGTAAAAGCAGCCTGATGCTGTATGAACGATTTGGCGATCTGAAGTTCAAATACCGCAATCGCGAATTCCGGTGCCGGGGCTACTACGTGGATACGGTAGGCAAGAACAAAGAGAAGATTAGGGATTACATAAAGAAACAGCTGGAAGAGGATAAACTGGGTACGCAGCTTTGCCTTCCCTACCCGGGTAGCCCGTTTACGGGCCGCAAGTAACAGAAATGCCGATGCCAGATTCGCTATGCGCCTGTTAGGGCGCTGCCGGTAACAGAGCCTTACAGGCGCATATGAAGAACCACCGGCTAGGCCGGTGGGTTCCTTTTTATGGGCAACGTCTTTTTCACGTATGGGGTTGCATCTAGGGCCTTTCGGCTTTGTGCGGCGATTGACAACCGCCAACGGGATACATAAGAAGCAAGACCATATGCTGGCTGGTGCCTGCGCTTGCCTCCCCGTTTCCGAACGTGCTGCGTCTATTCTGCCGAGGCGGCTTTGCCGCTCACCGCAACGCACAGGAGGCCCCATGACGGGATGTGGAACGGAACGCTACGCCGACTGGTTTTTTGACTTGGACGGGACGCTGGTGGACAGCGCCCCCGATATCCTGCGGC